TGATGTTCCCGCTACTTTGTCAGTCGTTGTGTGGAATCTCGCATCTGCAAAAACTATACCGTCTTCTGTTGTTTGGTCAGCTTTGTCAACTAGCACCCATGCCGCACCTGTTGTAGTAACTGCTACCTGGTTGGCTGTGTTGCTCGAACTGATCGAAGCCGCTGTGTTATATTTGTAAAGTTTTGGATAGTTTTCCAAATCACTTGTGTCAATCCATAGGTCGTTCGTCACAAGTGCAGTACCATCTGACTGTGTAGTCGGTGCTGTTGCACTAAACTGTGGACCATTTGGATCTGTAGTTGAGTATGCAGTTGCATATCCAATAAAAGTTGTTCCGTTGTGTGCCATGATGTCTGCTTCAAGGCTAGTGTCATACCATAGTGTTCCGTCAGCTGGCTCGTTGCTTGGAGCAGAAAGTGAAGCTGTGTAGCTCAATCTCTTCCAGTTTGAAATCAACAATGCATTGTCGGCCGATGAGTCAATAGTCTCCCCAGTCGGAACCTTGTACAAGTTGTCAATCAGTGTTGAACTGTTTGCCGTGTACGATCCATATTCATGTGCTGTCGTTGTACTAAAACCAGCATCTGCTAATGGAGTACCGCTTGTGTCTACCATTCTGATGTCACCGCCCAGTACGTGTGTAAGCACGATCTCACCAGTTGTTAATTTACTAGCTCTGACATTTATTAGTTCAGTAGTTGATGTAGATAATGCAGAAGCGTTAACTTTAGCGTTAACCGCCGCAACAAAATCATCAGCACCTGTTCCGCTTAGTGTGACTGTAACTGCTGTACTGAAACCATCTTGATTTTTTCTTGTCTCCTTGATTGAGAAAGTTTCTGAACTTGTGAAACTTGGAGTAGTCAATAACCCTGTAACAGTAGTTTGGCCACCTTCGTATCTGAATAGTTGGAAGTCACCAACGTTAGGAGTAGTGTCAGCCGAGTCGGCCGCCGTTATGCTCTGTTCAGTGATGTTGAATTGTGTGTATAAAGTTCCTGTTGCTAATGATGTTCCACCTGTCGAAGGGTCTAATTTGAAGATTGCCGTGCTGTGATCATCATGTAATGGGGCCGCTATTGTTGAGAAACTTGCACTATCCGAAGCGTAAAGTTTTGCAATAATGTTAGCACCTGCATTAGCCGATGTAGTCTTGAACCAAACAGAACCATCGGGCCTGTCTTCGTCTGCAGTTTTCCAAGTGGGTCTTGAAGTGTGTGCCGCTTGTAGGAATTGAACACCATTTTTAACACCTGCTGTGATTCCTAGGCTAGCTAGTAAGCCTGTGCCTTCGTCAAATCTGATTGTCCCTGTTCCTCCTGCTGAGTCACCTAGTGCTAGACCGTTGTGGAATATATCTAGGTTACCTGTTACTGAGTTAATAGAAGCTGTAACGTTGGTCACGTTAGAACCGATCGCTGATGCAACCGCAGTTAAAGTTGTTCCTGATACAGTGACAGTTACACCGTTCATTATCATGTTGTGACCATTCGTAACTGTTGTTCCTGATGCAACTGATACCACCGGTAATGAAGTGTGCCAAGTTTGTGATCCAACCTGTACCCAAGTGTTACTTGCTGTCTTCTTGAAGATCTTGTTTGAAACGTGTGTTGTGTTGATTGCGTATGATCCAACTTGTCCAATAGAAGTCAGTGGTGCACCAGTGGAAACACCGCCAACTAATTCACCAACTAGTGTGATCAAGATTGGAGTAATTGCTGTAAACGTTTGATTAGTTTGAGACCATTCAAATAAACCATAGCTAGTTGATGCAAGGTCAAACCAGTATGTTCCGTCTGTTGGGTCTGCTGTAGGAGCCGTTGCACTGCCTAGTAATTCGCCAGTGTCAATGTTTGCTCTTAGAACGTAAGCTCTGTTGGCCACACCCAAGAATGAGTAAGCCGCTTGTAGACCGTATTCGTTCAACTCATACCCTTGTAATGAATTTCCTGAAGTGTCAGTGTAGAAACTCGGATCCCCGAAAGTCTCTGTTAATTCTCTTTGTGATGAGATCAAGTAAGCAGTGTTGGCGCCGGCAACTGTTGTTCCAGTCGCTGTTCCGTCTCCCGCTCCGTTTGTCTTATCCTGTCCTGATGCTACTATGAATAGTGGTGTTGTACCCGCATCTGATGGTACATAAAAGCTCTCGTTTATTACTGAAACTTCTACTCCTGGTGATGTTAAAGCCATTTTTCGTTTTCTCCTTGCAAGTTTAACGTATACAGAGTTATTTATTCAATCATATGGTTTTTACGATATAACTTGCTATTTTCTGGTGCCTATATAGGCGACTTAAATAAGTGTATGGCATACAAGGACAGACCGTTGTGTAAGGAGTGTAAGGCAAAGCCTCGTGCCTATGCTTACAGGAAAGGAACAAAGATCTACTGGCGTAGCCTGTGTGATACCTGCAACAGAAAGAAAGCTGGCAAGAAAGTGGGAGGAATAACGGCCCTGCAGAGATCCGGATACAAGAAACATAAGAAGTGTGAGCTGTGTGGGTTCAGGGCACAGAAACAATCTCAACTGGATGTGTTCTTTGTGGATGGGAGTATGAGGAATACCGCGACTACTAATCTAAAAACTGTTTGCGCCAATTGCCAACGGTTGGGCAGTGTCCGTAGACTTGGATGGCGTATTGGTGATCTTGTTGCTGACGATTAGATCGTCAACTTGTTGGTGTAATTCTTCCAGTGTTCCGTCGTTCTTGATAACATAATCAAACTCTGATTTTGCCCATGCATATTCCGAAGAGTGAATGCCCGAGGGTTTGATATTACCTTCAACATAGCTTGTAAACCAATCAGGATCTTGTCCTCTTTTTACAAGTATAATGTTGCCTCCGGATTCCTTGATCATCTTGATTTCATTTTCAAATCTTGTATCTGATATCACCGTTGGTTCACCCTTGTATCTGGCCATGCAACTGTCAATCCATATGCCATCATGCATATTCTGACGCATTACTTCTGTGCCAAAGTGTTGTAGCACCCAACGAGGTGTTACATCTTTATTAAATCTTTTACTCCAAAAAGCATCAGGCCGTTCTCTCCATTCTCTGCTTTCGGCTGTCTTGCCTTCCAGCATTTCTCTGTCCCAATTGAACATAGAACTTACTGCATCTTTTAAACTTTTTGCGAATGAATCTTTTTTGAAATTATGTTCTTGTACTAGTCTTTCTGCGACTGTGTCCTTACCAGAACTTATTAAACCTACTATGCCTATTAACATAGACTTATTATACTATTTTTTTAAACGTTTTTCAATCTCTTTTTTAACATCATGGATCTGTGTTAATACCAGTTTACGCATACTTAATTTTCCCTCTTTCAGGGCGTGTATGGCAATGTTCTCTAGGTCATCGACCATGTCGGCCAATTCGTCTAGTGTGCATTTGGTAAGTTTTTTGTATCTGTCGTCTATCATGATACTAGTATTTAAAATAATACATGTAAGAATTTACCGGTAATAGAAGTTAACCGATAATGAAACTTGTTGGACTCCCGCCTTCTTGGAAATTGCCTATGTCTGCCTCGAGTCTGTCCATCTCTGCCTGGCCTTCATTCTTCAATGCATCACCGTTCAGTGTTGTTCCACCTTGTGGTCCTGCTATGGTGTTGAATTTTCCCCTTGCTTCTCCCAACATGAGTTTAGATACTGCAAGTGTGTAATCTCTGATCCATGGTTTAGAATAGATGTCCTTGAACAGCGTTATGTCAGGTCTGAAATTGTCAGTGTGCATAAGGACTGTTTCGTCGTCCGCCCTGGGTCTCTGTGTGATAGTTAATTTCTTTGTTGCCACGTCAAAATGGAACTGNATGAAACTACCAAACATCTTACCTACTAATTCCTGGTATGATGCAAACGCATAGTAAGTGGCCAATCCACCTGTTGCTCCCGCTTTTAACAGATAGGTGTTTGTGTAGGCCAAGTTGAAAGGTTCGAACAGTGTTCCGCCTTCGCCACCTTCTGTCCTGGATCCAACACTTCTCCTGTTGAGATTTCTCACATTGATAATCTCATCCGGTAAAATGTATGTGTTCTGATTTTTCTTTAATTGAAGAAAAGCATAAGATTCTTCCACAGCGTTTGATGATCTTTGTCTGAATTTGTTGACTGCTCTTTCCAGCGCCGTTTGATAGTGTTTAGGGTCTAATTCAACGTCAATCATACCGTCACCTAGGTTGTTCTTGACGTAATCAAATATTTCTTGTTGTCCTGTTTGTAGTTCTGACATACTCATATTTATTACCTTTGCCTGTGCAATAAATATGTATGATATGCCAAGATTGTCCATTTTTAAGCCTGAAAAAGGTAATGACTACAAGTTCTTCGATCGTAACATCAAGGAGATGTTCGTTGTTGGAGGAACCGATCTACATTTCCACAAGTACATAGGCCCCTACGATCAGGGAGACACAAACAAGGACGGAGAGGCAAGTCCTACAAATCCTCAGTATTCCGGAGACTCATTAAACGAGAGAACCATACAGGATTTACTTTTCCTAGAGAACAGGGACAGGAAATATGCAGATGATATTTACATCGTGAGGGGGATTTACAATGTGCAAGATGCAGATTTCAACCTTTCACAGTTTGGTATGTTCTTACAGAACGACACACTATTTTTAACAGTACACCTGAACGACATAGTTGAAAGATTAGGCAGGAAACCAATGGCAGGTGATGTCATAGAATTCCCGCACATGAAAGAAGACTACTCGTTGGACGAGAGCATACCGATCGCATTGAAAAGATACTATGTTGTGGAGGATGTTAACAGGGCGGCGGAAGGATTTTCGCAAACATGGTGGCCACACCTGTTGAGATTGAAGATGAAGACCATGGTAGACTCGCAGGAGTTCAAAGACATCATAGGTGATGCAACCACAACAGGATCCCTTGCCAGTTACATGTCAACATTCAACAAAGAAAAAACAATTAACGATCAAGTAGTTGCACAGGCAGAAGCAGATGCACCCAAGTCAGGATTCAACTATAAGCAGTACTATGTTGCACCCATAGACGAGAGAGGAAATATTAGGACAGAAAATGTTAACACAGAAGAACAAAGAGCAAGTGGTGACAAAACTGTTAATGCTACAATAGACACACCGGCAAGTTCGCACTATGGCTTCTACATGGACGGCGATGGGGTCGCACCAAACGGACACCCGGCCGGATTTGGAATATCTTTCCCAACATCGGGTGTTGACGTTGGTGATTATTTCTTGAGAACAGATTACTTACCTAACAGATTATTCCGTTATGACGGAACCAGATGGGTTAAAATAGAAGATTCCGTTAGAATAACTACAACTAACAATAATTCGAGAGCAAACTACAAAACAAGTTTTGTTAACGATGCAACAAGTTCAACGATAAATGGTTTGACAGTAACACAGAGACAATCATTGACAGATGCTCTCAAACCTAAGGCTGACAATTAAGAATGCTACACTTTTACGAAGGACAGGTAAGGAAATTTTTAACTCAATTCATCAGGATTTTGAGTAACTTTTCTGTGGAAACAGGCCGAGGTAAAGATAATTCTATACAGTTAAGAGCTGTTCCGGTAGTTTACGGAGATCCTACAAGACAAGTTGCAAGTATAATCAGGAACAATTCTGAGAACGCATTACAGTATGTTCCAAAGATTGCGTGTTACGTTAGAGAACTGAACTATGACAGGGAAAGAATGCAGAACCCCTATCACATTGAAAAACAACATTTAAGAGAAAGGAATGTTGATGCAGACGGAAATTACACAAGCGAAATAGGTGCAGGATACACGGTCGAGAAAGTTATGCCTTCTCCCTTTAGATTGGAAGTGACTGCAGACATCTGGAGTTCAAACACAGACCAGAAATTACAGATCATGGAACAGATATTATACCTGTTCAATCCAGACTTCGAGATACAAAAATCAGACAATTACATCGACTGGACCAGCTTGAGCTACGTGGAACTGACCAGTACAACGTTCTCATCGAGGACCATACCCGTTGGGGCTGACTCTGAGATCGATATCGCTACATTGACATTTTCAATGCCAATATGGATATCACCTCCTGTGAAGGTCAAGAAACTGGGAGTTATACAGAAGATCATAATGAGCATCTATGATGACGATGGCGGAATAACAAAAGGGTTAATAGACGGTACACTAACATCGAGGAGTTTCATCACACCAAACAATTTTGGATTGCTGGTGACTGGGAATCAATTGAGATTACTGGGGTCTACAGGAACAAGTGTGACTTCGGGAGGAGACGGATTCCAGACAGGAGCGAATGAACCATCTAATTTTGATCCATTTGAGACATTTGGTCCAGCAGTCAACTGGAAAACATTACTAGACCAGTATGGTAAAGTGACCAACGGCACATCGCAGATCAGACTTACCCAACCCAATGGCAACGAGATAGTAGGAACGATTGCAACAACATCATTAGACGACACAATTTTGTTATACAGCATTGATTCGGACACGATACCCGCAA